TTGGGGTGTCTGGTTATGCTGGGAATGCGAGGTTTATTGTAGTTCCAAGTGAAGTTCCTCGTGTGGAGGTGTGGTGTGGAGGGTGTGATAAAGAAGTAATTGAGGTGTTAGACAAATTGTTTGGATATGTTGGAGGTAGAAGGGTTGTAAAGTAAAAATAAAAAAGAGGAGGTGGGGGTATGTTGAGGAAGTTTAAGTTGTTTTTTAAACGTAAACGAAAAGTGGTGCTGAAGTTTAGGTTTGATTTTGATTTGGTGAAGGGTAGGTGGAAGTTTAGTTTAAATAAATAAAATGGGGGTGAGTTATGGTTGTGGAAGCAAAGGAGTTTGTAGATGTTGTTACTCGGATGGTGTATACTGAATGTAGGAAGAGGGGAATGTATGCTGACGAAGATTTGGTGCAGGATGTATTGATGTATGGATGGGATGCATTGAGGCGTTTATATTCTATGTCGAAGGGAGTGAAGTGGACGACTTATTTATGGTCAGTGGTGGATACGAGTTTGAAAAATAGGTTATTTGTGAAGAAGCGGGAGGGGAGTATAGCATCTTTGGAGGATATGAGAGACGATGGTGAGGGAGGGTTAAGGGATTGGTATTTAGGGGATAGTAGGGAGGAGAGTTTTAGCAGTAGGTTATTAAGGGTAGTGGAAAGGTATTGGGGTTTAGTAGGTGATGATTTTTTAAAGGTAGTGGTAGGGGATATGGATGTTAGTAATGCACTGAGGAGCGTTGCGGTGAGCAAGAAGAAGGGGGAGGAATGGATGGAGTGGTGGCTGGGCAGGGAGTTAACGGAGGTTGAGAGGAGGTGTTGTCAAGAGATAAGGGAGCTATTGCACGAGGTGTTGTAATGTAGTTGTATAATATATCAAAGGAAAGGACTAAAAAAGTGGAAGGAGGTGGGGAAGATGGTGGATGTAAGGTTTGAGGTTATAGGAGGGAAGGATTTAGACTTAGGTAGGTTAAGTTATGGGGCGAAGAGGTCGTTAGCATCGAGGTTGGGGACTAGCATTGACAAATTGGTGAGGGAGTTCTATGAGGAATCTTTTGCAGAGAAAAGGTTTCCGGTTATGTTTGTGGACGGGGAGGTATTTTCTATTGTAGGGGAAGAGGTGTTAAGTGATTCGAAGAGGCAAGAGGAGTTAAGGAACGGTGTCTATAGGTTGGTAGATGCAGGTGCGGAGGTTGGCAGAGGTGGTATTGTAGTATCGAGGAGGAAGGGGTTAGGTGAAGTATTTCCTTCGGATGTATTTGAAGTGATGATTGAGATAGGTGTAGTGCCTAAGTATCCAGTTCCGTCATTGTTTAGGACGGAGGGATTGTATAGGCTTATTTGCCAGAATGGGGCAGTAGTGCCTTATGATGCAAATGTCAGGTGGTCGGAGTCATTGAATGAACGGAGTTTAGGCAGGTATTTATCTTTTGAGCCGAAGGTATGGACGGAGGTTGAGGTATTGAAGGTTGTATTGGGAGCATTGAAGAGTGTTTCTGTTTCAGCGATGGTTTATATAGCGGGTTATAGGTTTGTTAAGAAGTGGGAGGAGGAATTGGGTCGTGAAGGGGAATGGAGTGGTATGTTTTTAGCTGGGATGTTTAGAGTGAGGAACAGGTATAAGTTATTATTTGGGGAAGGGTTGGATGTATCAGAGAAGCCAGAGAGGATTGTAAGTATATTGGATGCGCATCCGAAGATGTGGAAGAAGTTGGCAGTGGATCCTGGGGAGAATTTATATAATGTATGGAACTGGTTGACAGAGTGTGTTAGTAGGTTGTATGAGAGAGGTGTAGTAGATTATTCACAGAGGAGGGTATTAGATATGGAAGTGTCAAGGATGGTTTTTAACAAGGAAAGGGGTGAGGTAGTACCAGAGTTAAGAGTAGTTCAGTAGAGGAGTAGTCAGGTATGGGTGGGAAGAGGAAGGGGTCTGTATTGAAGAAGAAGGTAGAGGACTGGTGGTGGCGGCAGGAGTTAAGTCCGCAGATGGCGGCAGTATTGAATGAGATACAGGTAAGGGCAAGTTATAGCAAGTGGAAGGAAGTGGAGGAGCATTTGAAGAGGTTAGAGGAAGGGGTAGAGGAGGGGGTTGGCGGTGGTTCTGGTATCAGGTTAAGGGTAGTGAAGATGTATGGGGAAGACGAGAGGAAGTTTCGTAGGAAGGCATTTTATGAGGTATTGTATCCGTTGGTATTGGAGTATAGGTTTATGCCGTTGCAGGCTATGTTTATTTGGTATTTAAGGGGGTTGAGTTTGGTATTTGAGGGCAAGCCCCCTGCGGATTTATTGAATGTGTTGAGGGGATGGGTGAGGGAATGGTTAGCTGGTGGATGTACTAAGGAAGTGGAAGAGAGGGTGAAGGCAAGTATGATTGGGTGGTTGGTTGGGAAGTATTAGTGGGGGAGGGGTATGGAGGTATTATTGTATAGTGGAGGATTGGACAGTTATGTGGCGTGGTGGTATTTAGGGAAGCCGAAGACATTGTATTGTAGGTTAGGGCATAGGTATGAGGCTATGGAATTGGAAGCAGTGAAGAGGACGATTCCTGAGACAGTGATTGACGATACATTGATGAATTTGGGGAGGAATTGGGAGGAGGCAGACGCAAATATACCGGCGAGGAATTTATTTTTTGTGTTGGTAGCGGGGATGTATGGGTCGACTAAGGTATGGCTGGTAGTGCAGGAAGGGGAGATGGAGATACCGGACAGGTCGGAAAGGTTTTTTGAGGTAGCGACGGAGGTATGTAGTTTTTTATTGGGTAGGGAGGTAGTGGTGGATACGCCGTTCAGGCATATGACGAAGGTGGATATGGTGGAATGGTATTTGAGGCAGGGTTTATCTGTGGATGAGTTATTAAAGACGAGGAGTTGCTATGGTGGAGGAGAGAAGCCTTGTGGGGAATGTGGAGCTTGTTTCAGGCGGATAATGGCGTTAAGGTTGAATGGAGTGGACGAGGAAATGGAAGTGAAGGTGGAGGACAGTAAGGTGGTAAGGGAGTATTATAGGAAGTGGAAGGAAGGTAAGTATGGAGGTAGGAGAGGGGAAGAGATGAGGAAGTTTTTTGAAATGTTAGGATGGGAGGTATAGGGAGATGGTAGTGAAGAGAGCATTGGTAACGGGAGCAAGTTCAGGCATTGGTAAAGCATTGAAAGAGGCATTGGAAAGTAGGGGGTGGGAAGTTTTTAATTTTAGTAGGAGTAGCGGATTGGATGTAAGGAAGTTAGAAGATTGGAAATGGGTGGTGCAGGTGGGAGGCAAGTTTGACTTGATGATTTTGAATGCAGGGGTAGCTGATTGGGAAGAGGCGCCTGGTAGGTATGAGAGGGAGGTATTGGAGACAAATGTATTGGGAGTATATTATGGGTTGGCTTTGGCAGGTGAGTTAATGGAAGAGGGAGGGGTAGTTGGAGTGATAGGATCTGTTGCTGGGGTGATGCCCCAGGCAGGTATCCAGTTGTATAGAGCAACGAAGGCAGCGGTAAGGATGTTAGCTTTAAGTTATGCGAGGGAGTATGTAGGGAAGTATAGGGTAGTATGTATACATTTTGGTTATGTCAAGGGTACGAAGTTAGGTGGAGGTTCAGATGAGGAATTTGTCAAGGAAGTGGAGAAGTGGTTGCCAGCCAAGAGAATAGCATCGCCACAGGAAGCAGCCGAATGGATGTTATGGATGTTATTGGAGTGTAGGTATTTGTATGGGGAAGTGGTATTATCAGGTGGTGAGGATTTAGTATAGGAATTAGTGGTGAAATGAGTGCCCAGTAGGGTGTTCAATTAGGGAAGGTAATTTTCATTTGCAGGAGAGGAGGTAAAGGATATGGGTGATAAAGCAGTTGTAGCGTCAGTATTTTTGAATAGGGAATGTCCAAGGAAGTGTCCGTATTGTGGAAGCAAGAGGTTTGGTATGCGGAGGTTGTCTGGGGAGGAGTGGTTGGAAGTGATTGACATATTAAGGGAGCAAGGGATTGAGTTTTTTCTGTTTTTGGGGAATGAGCCTTTGATGTTAGGTAAGGAGTTGGTTGTGGTAGTGGGTGGGTTATTAGGAAGAGGTATAGAGTATGGGATGTATTCTACTAGTCCGGAGATGTTGTTTTTGGAGTGGAGGGAGAAGTTAGTGGATGTAGGGTTAAGGAATTGGAGTGCCGGTGTTGACTTTATTCCAGAAGTTTATGAAAGGATGAAAGCAGAGGGTAGGTTGTCTCAGACTGCTGTCAAGCTAATTGAGGGTCAAGGGAGAGAGATAGTGAGGAAGGCGGAAGAGGCATTAGAGGGGTTGGTGTGGATGTATGAGCATGGAGTAGAGGAAGTGTTATCGTTGATAACGGTGAGCAGAGCTAATGTGGAGATGTTATATGATATGGTGGTATGGTTTGATGAAAATGTAGTGAAGGATAGTAGGTGGAAGGTGAGTTATAATTATGTAGAATGGGATCATGGGGACAAGGATTTTATGGTAGGTAAGGTGGAAGGTGAGGGGTGGTGGTTAACTGAGGGAGACAGGGGGGTATGGGAGGAGTCGTTATTGAGGTTGGAGGAAGAGTGGGGAAGGTTTCCGTTTGTTCAGCCAGTGAAGGGGTATTTGAGTAATATAGACAAGGCATTGAGTCAGGATGTGAAGTGGTGGAAGGAGTATGGATTTGGTGTGGAGAATTTATCAGTGGAATGTGATGGTAGGTTAAGGGTATGTGGATATAGGGTAGGGGAGGTAGGTTATAGTGTATGGGATTTTATGGATAGGGGAGAGGAGGTATGGGAGGCATGGAGGAGGGAGGTAATGAAGTGTAGAGGATGTTATTGGGTATGGCCTCATATGTTAGCTAATGTTGGGGTTGAAGCATGCGATTTTCGCAGTAGTTATTGGAAGGAGAAATATGGTAGGGGGTAAGGTGGTATGTGTGGAATAGTAATGGTATGGAATAGGGAAGGCAGGTTTCCGTTGGATGTAATTGACAAGTTAATGTTGGGTGCGGAAAGGAGGGGGGTGGACGGGACAGGGGTAGCAGTAGTGGACGGTAGGCAGGTAGAGGTAAGGAAATGGGCAGAGTGTTATTCTAAGGTGAGGGCGGAGGTATTGTTATGGGTGGAGGAGAGGTGGAAGGCGGGGTCATTGTTATTAGGTTTTTGTAGAGCGAGGCCGGAGACAGAGTTTAGTTCTGATGAGGATGTGCTTCAGCCCTTGTGTAAGGGAGGGTTAGTGCTGGTGCACAATGGATCAGTGTCGGAAAGGTTTGTAAAGGAGGTAGAGGATGTTGGTAGGTTGTACAGGGTAGACAGTGAGGCGTTATTGAATGGGTATGTTAAGTATGGGATGGAAGAGTTAATGGAGAGAGTGGAGGGTGGGTTTGCATTTGTGTTGGTAGATACGAAGTTGGGCAGGGTATATTATGGGGTGAATTTTAGACCGTTAGCGAGAGCGTATGTGAAGGGGTATGGATTTGTATTGCACAGTGAAATGGAAAGTGTATGGGATGTAGTAAGTAGGCTGACGGGGTTTAGTAGGACGGGTGTATGTGTATGGGAGGATTATTATGTGGATGAGGTAGGTGGATGGGAATGGTGGGAGTTGGATTTGGACAGTGGAGTGCAGAGGAGGCATGAATTTGTTGGGAAGGTAGTGCATCCGTGTGTAGAGGAGGTGGGGAAGTTAGGTAAGGAGAAGGTGTTAGTGTCGGCGTCTGGTGGTATAGATAGTGGATTGTCTGGGTGGTTGTTAAGGAAGTTGGGGTATGATGTGGAGTTAGTGCATTTTGATTATGGACAGAAGGGAGAGGAAGCGGAGAGGCTTGCAGTGCAGAAGCAGGCAGAGTTAGGTGGTATGGGGTATAGGGTAATTGATTTGAGGCATGTATTGGGTGGGGATAGGTCGGAGCTGGTGGATGTGGGTATAGGAGTGAGCACGGGCAAGTGTGGTATGTTGAAGACGACGACGGCTTGGGTATCGGGTAGGAATTTAGTGTTTTGGGCTGTGTTGGCATCGTTAGCGGAGCAAGAGTTATGGAAGGGTTATAGCAAAGTGTATATAGTAGCGGGGTGGAGCAATATGACTGAGGCAGGGGTGTATCCAGACAATAGTGAAAAGTTTGTGAAGTCGATGAGGGAAGTGTTAAGGTATGGTTTATTGATATGGGACAGGGTAGAGTATGTGAATTTGTTTGAAAATTTGACCAAAGTGGAGGAATGGTGGTTAGGTTATAGGTTAGGGTTTCCGTTTGAGTGGACTTGTTCATGTGACGAGCCTAAGGTTGAGGATGGTAGGATAGTGTTATGTGAGGAATGTGGATCGACTATGTTAAGTCGGTGGGCGGCAAGGATTGCAGGTGTCCCGGATCCGAGGTTATTTTATCGGAAGGGAGTGGAGTATGAGTTAGAGGAAGACAGGGCAATGGGGAGGCAAGTGATTGATGTTGATAGTATTGTAAGGAAGGTAAGGTTTGTGAAGGAAGAGGACAGGAAGAAGTTGGAGGAGTTATTGTATGAGGATATTGTTAGGATTGACAAATTCGCCTGGTGAATTGGAGCAAATGGTAAGGGTAGAGTCATCAGTGCTTGGTTCTTTTTATGACAGGAGGGGTTTGGGGAAGTTATTGGGATTGAAGGGTAGAGGTTTATGGGTTATGTTGGATAGTGGTGCATTTAGTTGGTGGAATAAGAATGTAGGAACTAGTACGGATGTGAAGGAGGTGATAGGGACGGATTGGAGTAAGAGTAAGGGGTTTGAGGCATATAAGAGGGAGTATGTGGAGTGGTTGAAGGAGTTTGGGGATAACGTTAATGTGTATGTGGTATTGGATGTAATTTTTGATCCGGAGAGGACTTGGGAGATATGGAAGGAGATGAGGGGTGAGGGGTTAAATCCGATGCCTGTAGTGCATTATGGGGCAGATTATAGGTTTGTGGAAAGGTATTTAGAGGAAGGGGTAGAGTATTTGGGGACGGGAGGTTTAGTAGGAGGTAGGAAAGTGATATCGCAGTGGATGGACGGAGTGTTTAGGAATTTTGTAAAAGTGGAAGGTGGGGAGCCGCATCCGAAAGTGCACATTTTTGGGGCAGTGACACCGGAAGTGTTTAGGAGGTATCCGTTGTATTCGGCAGATTCGACTGGTTGGAAAAAGTATTGTGCTTATGGTTTTGTTCCTGTTCCGTTATTAGGTAAGGGAGGGGAGTTTACGTTTGAGTCATTATTTGTAGTGAAGGTGACAAGGAGGAGAACTTCGGATGATAAGGGTTGGTATTTTTTGGATTATGTAAAGATGGTAGGGGAGGATGTAGTGAAGGAGGTGGCTAAGGAAGTATTTAGTGAAGAGATGGATGTAAAGGATGTAGAGGAGAGGTTGCAAGACAGTATAGAGAGGGGCAAGTGGAGTATTTGGTATTATAGGGAAATGGAGAAGTGGTGGAGCCAGTTTAGAGATTGGGAGGTGTATAGGTTGAAGAGTAGAAATTATTTGGTGTAAAAAGATGGGTAGAGGAGGAAGGGGTTATGAAGTGGGATATAGTAATGCCAAAGCTTGTTAAGTTAGCGAGGTTAGTAGCAGACGAAAAATTGGAAAAGACAGGATTATTTGGAGTGTTGCACTTTTTTAAGGATGGTTATGTGTATGGTAGTAATGGCTTTTTTGAGTTTGAGTTATGGTATGGGGGAAGTTTTGAGGGAGTAGTTCCAGCTTCGAAGTTTTATGATGTTGTGAAGGTATTGGATCCAGGAGTAGTTTATGGTGTTGGTATGGAAGAGGGGTATTTTGTTATAAGAGGTAATGATGTTGAGGTAAAGATAAGTAAGATACATGTTGATGGAACGGTGAATAGGATTATTCCTTTGGTGAAGGGTAGAGGGGGTAGGGAGGTAGTAATTGACTGGAAGGATGAGGTGTTGAAGGTATTGAAAAAGGAAGGGGAGATTGCATCGTCGGGCAGTTCTTCTGTTGAGTATAGAGTGATATGTTTTGACAAGGGAGGTATTTTTGCGACTGACAGAGTAAGGATTGCGTGTTATTTTGTTCCCTTTATTGTAGGGGAAGAAAAGGTGATGTTATCAGTTTCCGGAGTAAAGCAGCTTGTGGAGGTAGCAGAGGGGGAGAGGATAGTAGGTGCATGGATTATAGGTGGCAGGTTGTATGTGGAGTTTGACGGGGAGTTTTATGTTGGGGTATTAGGTTATGATATGAGTTATCCTGAGTTAGGGGATGTATTGGTAGGTTATAGGGACAAGGTAAAGAAGGTTGCTGTGGATTTGGTGGTGACAGATGAAATAAGTAGGATAGTAAAGGTATTGGATCCGTCAGATGTAGTGTATTTGGAAGTGGATGAGGGTTGGTTAGGTTTGAGAGTATCGTCGTTAAGAGGATTTGAGTGGACGAGGAAATTGCAGAAGGTAAATATGGAAGGTGGTTATGTAGTTGGTGTCTTGGCAAGGGATCTTGACGGTGTGATAGATGGAGTGATTGAGCTGGGGTTATCTGACGATGTAATTTATTGTAGGAGTGTGGAGGGGATTGAGTATGTCGTAGCGACGATAAGTTAGGGAGGTAGCTGGGGTATGGATGTTAAAGAGTTATTGAAAGGATTGAAGTCGTTAAAGAGTGTATCGTATTCGTTGGGTGATGACAAGAAGGTGAAAGCATGGTTGAAGTCAGGGATATTGGCATTTGATTGGCTAGTGTCGAAGGGTAAGGGTTTTCCTTTGGGTAGAGTAGTGGAGGTATGTGGGGACTATTCAGCAGGTAAGAGCATGTTTGCGTACAAGTTATTGGGTAGAGCGCAGAGGAAGGGGTTTTTAGCTGTGTTATTCGATGTGGAAGTAGCGTATGACAGAGATTTTGGTCAAAGGTGTGGGGTAGACAATAGCAGGTTGTTAGTGTTTTCGGAGTTATCAGTGGAGAGAGGGTGGGAGTTAATGCTTGAGCTTATGGAGAAGGCTGGTGTTCCTGTAGTATTCGTATGGGACAGTGTGGCAGCTACTCCTACGGAGAAGGAATTAGAGGATGGAATGGACACGAGGGATTTGACGAAGGCGCAGGTAGTAGGCAAGGGATTTAGGTTGATTGTTCAGGAGTTGGACAAGTCAGGTAGTATGTTGGTGTTATTGAATCAGTTGAGGGAAAGGATAGGGGATCCATTTGGGGGTGAATTTGCGCCGGGAGGCAGAGCGATAGATTATCATGTAGCAGTGAAGATGGAATTGAAGAGGAAGGGGCATATAGTTGAAGACAAGGTAGTGAAAGGTTTTAAGGTAAGGGCTACGGTAACGAAGAATAGGGTAGACGTTCCGTTCAGGGAGATGACGGTGCAGTTAAGGTGGGACAGGGACGATTTTGTACCATGGTGGGAAGGATTGCTGGAGATATTATTGATGGAGAGGAAGGTGGAGGAGAGCGGTGGTTGGTATAGGTTTGTATATGAGGATAAGAAGTGGAGAGCAAGTGACTTTTTGGAGATATTAGTAGCGCAGCCGAACAGAGTGCTTCCGGCGTTGGAGGATGTATTTGGTAGTGATATATATGAGTATTTGGTGGAAGTGCTGCCTGGTATTGAATTGAGAGAGGAGGTGGTGTTAGGTGGGTAATATGGGTAGAGATTTTACTACGAAGTATAGGCCAAGGAAGTGGGTTGAGGTAGTAGGGCAAGATCATGTAGTAAGGGTATTAAGGAAGAGGAAGGATTGGAAGACTTTGTTGTTTTATGGACCGCCTGGGACGGGTAAGACTACAGTGGCAAGGATAGTGTCGATGTGGGTAAATTGTGAAGGTGGTGAAGATGATGTATGTTGTAAGTGTAAGAAGTGTCAAGCGATGTCAAATGGTAGTGTTCCTGACTTTCGTGAAGAGAATGTGGGGGACAGCAGGACCATAGATGCAATGAGAGGTATAGTTGACTGGTTAATGTATAAGCCAGTGTATTTGGCGAGGAAGGTATTGGTATTGGACGAGGTGCATAATTTATCGGTTGGGGCACAGAATTTGTTATTGAAAGTGCTTGAGGAGCCGCCATCGAATGTTGTAATTGTGTTATGTACGACGAAGTTGGACGGTATAATTGAGCCATTGAAGCAGAGGTGCCAGGAATTTGAGTTTAAGTCTGTATCGGACGAGGGGTTGATGCAGTTATTGACAAGGGTGGTAAAGTATGAGCCTTGGGTTTTAGAGTTAGGGGATGAGGTGCTGAGGAGTATATTTAGGGAAGCAGGTGGTAGTCCGAGGAAGTTTTTAGTGTTGTTGGAGAGAGCAGGTCTTGGTGGGGAGGTAGTAGGGGATGACGAAGACAGGGTGAAGTCGCTTGTTGATATGGTATTGAGTGGTGATGTAATGGGTATTGTAAGGGATATGGACGGGGTGGTAAAGGAAGTAGGGTTAAGGGGAGTGATTCCGATGGTGGTAAGTGCAGTGACGAGGAAGATAAAGAGGGCGTCGTCGTATGCTGATGTTGTCAAATTGTATGGAGTATTGAATGCTATGTCATTGCCTACGGGTTTATATGCTGTGAGGGAGGAGGACAAGGTATTGTATCAGTTATTGTCTGCTGCGTTGTGGGTAAAGAATGTGGAAGGCGGAGGTAGGTAGAGATGGCAGATGTAGTATTAGATGTGGATGTAGTGTATGTGTATGTAAAGGATGGAAATGAAGAAGTTCACGGTGAGATAGACAGGTTGTTGTCAGTGAAAGTGCCTTGGGCTTTTTGGAGTCAGGCGTATAGGGTGGGTTTTTGGGATGGGTATAGGCGTTTTTATGACAGGTTGAGGTGTAGGTTTTTGACGGGTTTTTTATCGAAGGTAGTAGTAGGGTTAATGGAGAAGGGGTTTAAGGTTGAGGTAAACGGGGCAGAGAATGTATTTGGTGGTTGGCATGGTGATGTGGAAGGTATAGTATTGAATGGTATAGACGAGGCAAGGTGGAAGGAGACACAGTTGCCTGTGTTGAAGCAAGTATTGGCAAGCAAGAGGGCAGCAGTTAAGATGGGAACAGGTGCAGGGAAGACAGAGGTGATGGCAGGTGTATTGAAAGCATTGTCTGAGGAGAGGGCATTAGTATTAGTGCACAGGGTGGAGCTGTTGCATCAGACAGTGGAGAGGTTGCGGATGAGGTTAGGTGAGGAAGTAGGGATGGTAGGTAATGGGAGGGTAGACATAGGGAAGAGGGTAGTGGTGGGTATGGTGCAATCAGTCTGGATGAAGAAGCCGAAGTTAGTGAAGTGGTTAAGGGACGAGGTAGGTATATTATTGATAGACGAATGTCATCATAGTCCAAGTAAGACATGGTCGCAGGTGGCGATGTCATGTAATGCGAAGTGGAGGTATGGATTTTCAGGGACGCCGCTTGTGTATAATGAGGAGAGGGATTTGTTATTGATTGGATTGACGGGGGATGTAGTGTATGGGGTGCAGGTGAAGGATTTGGTAAGCAGAGGATATGCAGCGAAGCCTCAGGTTTACATTGTTGTAGTGCCGTTTAAGTATAAGGGTAAATGGGATGAGGTATTTGATGAGGTATATGGTAGGGACGGAAGGATGGTAGAGGTATTGAAAGGGGTTTTGAGGCAAGAGTTAGGTAGTGGCAAGAAGTGTATAGTAATTTTTGTAGAAAGGATAAAGCATGGAAGGAGGTTGTTGTCGGAGTTAAGGAAGGAGGGATGGAATGTAGTGTTTGCACATGGAGGGAGGCGTGATGAAGAGAGGGTAAGTATTTTGGAAGGTATGAAGAGGAAGTGGTATGATGTGGTGGTAGCGACCACGATTTTTGACGAAGGTATAGATGTAGCCGGTATAGGGGGTATAGTATTTTGGTGTAGTACGAAGAGTGTTTCTAGGGTAATGCAAAGGATAGGTAGAGGGGTAAGGGTAGAGGATGGTAAGGACGAGGTAAGTATATGGGAATTTGTAGTGGACAACAGGTATATGAAGGAGCATGTGAAGAAGCGTATAAATTTTTATGAGAAGGAGGGGTTGGAGAGGAGGTTTTTAGTTTGGGCTGGTAGTAAGTTTATTGATGTGAATGGGGGTGGGGTAATCAATGAGGTGGGGTTATGTGGTAATGAGTGGGCACTTCAAGGAGGGAGGTATTAGAATGATGGGAGGTGTTCAGATTGATTTAGAGAAGGTGTTTAAGATATTGGAAGAAGCGAGTTATGAGCATGATGAAGATTTAGTTTTTGACGCATGTTTTAAGAATTTTGATCCTGCTTTGGGGTTGACTCAGGAAGGAGTTATAGCGCAGATGATAAGGTTAGCTCTTTTAAATGTTGTGTCGGAGGCAGTAAGGTCTTTAGCTGATGGGGAAGAGGATGTGAGGGATGTATTGGTATTACTTATAGTTGCTGGATTAGGGTTAAGGGGGTTGTCTCATGTTATTGAGATGGCGGAGAAAGGGTTAAGGGATTTATATGATGAAAGGGAGATTAATGTTGTAGTAAGTTGTATAGAGAAGTTATTTAAGATAGTTTTAAGTAAGATGGGAAGTTATGTTAAAGATAGGGAGGTGATATTGCAGTGAAAGACTTTAGGTATTTGCCTTCTGATGTGTATGTAGTGTTGGCGGTATGGCAGGATGTATCGGGGGTAGACGTATTAGATTATAGAGGAGCGTGTAAGCTTGTGAAATGTGTAGAAGTGGAAGTGAGGGGATGGCACTTAAAGAAATTGAAAGAGAAGGTAGAGTGGTGGAATGGTTTTTTGAAATGGTTATGGATGGAGGGGAAGAAGCTTGGTGATGGGTGGCGGTATGTAACGAAGTATGTAATTGATATGAAGGTGGAGGATGGTGTAAGGAGGGTCGTAGAGGAGTACGGGAGGTACGTGAGGGAGAGGTTTGGTAAAGACATATGTGTTGATCTGTCGGATGTGGAGGTAGTGAAGGCAGCCAAAGTGATTGACAAGGTATCGAAGGAGTTGGGTATGAGTATATATGATGTGATAAAGTATCAGCATGAGTGTTGGGAAGAGATAAGGGAGCCTCTCGTTTTTCAGAGGATGGCTGATGCAGACTTGGTAAAAAGGAGGATAAAGGTGAAGATGGACGAAGACAAGAGACAAGGTGTTGTAGTTAAGAATGAACATGGTAGCAAGGGTGGTCGTGGGGATTTGGAAGAGGTAGTAGCGAGGTATTGGAAGAATATTTTGTCTGTCGGTGTGATGTTTTATGTTAGGAAGAAAGGGTGGCTTGCTGATGTAGCGAGGGAGTATTGGGAGAAGTTAAGAGATGTAGACATGGTCAGGAGGAATGAGTTGAAGTTAGAGTATTCAGTGGAGAATGTGGTTAAGCGGTGGAAGGCAGAAGGTTGTCCAAAGGATTTGTTGGAGTAGCAGGGGATGAGCAAGTATTTATTGGGGCAATTAGCTGGGCATAGGTTTGCGGAAAAGACGCTTGAGAATTTTGTCTGGAGTAATGAAAGTAGTGGTGCATTGAAGGATTTCTTTTATGATTTGGTGGAGAGGAAGGTATGGGATAGGGGGGTAGGATTGGTAGGGGATGTGGGAGTGGGTAAGACTCATTTATTATCGGCATTGTATAAGAATAGGGCATGGGTATCAGTATTTCAAGGTGGTGGTGTTCCGTTTTGGTTGAGCTTTTTTGATTTAGTGATGGAGTATAGGGAGAATAGAAAGGTAGTGAAGGAGTTGCTTGAGATGTATGATTTGATTTTTGTTGATGACCTATGGAGTGTAGGTGCTTCGTCTGAGGAGAAGAATTTGCTTAGGGAATTGGTGTTGAGGTGTTATGATGGTAGGAAGGTGTTATGTTATACGGCGAATTGGAGTTATGAGAGGTGGGATGTGGATGAAAGAGTGAAAGACAGGTTAAGGGAAATGTGTATTGAGGTAGAACTTGTTGGGTCTTCGTTTAGGGGTGTGTAGATGGAGTGGTTTTTGATTAAGGCTGTAGTGGATGGTTTAGTAGGGAAGGCTGTAGTGGATGATGTAGAGTTATCGTTTTTTAGTGAGGATGTGGACAGGAAGGTATGGAGTTTGTTGAAGAAGGCATTAGAGAGAGGCAGGTTGGTAAGGAATTGGGATGATTTGTATGTTTTTGCATTGAGGGAAGGTGTAAGTGATGATGTGTTGTATAGGGTGTTATGGTATAGGGAGAGTGATGTGGATTTGTCTTCGGAGTTGGTATTGGACACGGTGGATAGGTTATGGAAAGAGAAGGTAGTAGTGGATGGGGTGAAGAAGGTAGAGGAGAAGTTATTGAAGGGGGTGGATATAGACAGTATAGTAAAGGAGTTAGGTAATGTGTATAGGACTGTAGTTGTCAAGTCAATAGTGAAGAGAGGTTTAAGGGAAGAGGTATTAGATGGTGTACTGGACAGGATGGTAAGTTATGTATTGGAAGGGAAGTTAGAGAGAAGGTTGTTGTCTGGGTTTACGCAGTTAGATGCTGTGCTCGGTGGTGGTTTTAGGCAAGGGTCAATGACGGTATGGATAGGTGCGACAAGTGTGGGGAAGACGATGATGTTAGTATTTGAGTCAGTGATGTTTGCATTGCAGGGAAAGAATGTTTTGTTTATATCATTGGAAGATAGTAGGGATGTGGTATTGGAGAGGTTTGACAGATTGTTGTTTTCGAATGTGAGGAATGATCCTGTGAGGTTAAGGAATAGGATTGAGCTATTGAAGTGTATGGGGAAGGTGGAGGTAGCGTATGCATCTCGGATGACGATAGACGAGTTAGAGGGGTTAGTGGAAGGGTTAGTGGACAGTGTAGATGTATTGGTAGCGGACTATGGTGATCTGTTGAGTACGGGGAAGGGAAGCAAGGAAGCAGACTGGGTAGAGCAGGGTGAAGTATTTGAGAGGATGATGAGGTTAGCTGACAAGTATGACAAATGGGTAGTGACGGCATCTCAGGCGAATAGGGAGGCAGTGGACAGGAAGGTGTTATCGTTAGGGAATGTAGGTAGGAGTTTTCGGAAAGTGCAGGTAGCAGATTATGTGATAGCTTTGTCTCAGACGAAGGAGGAGGAGCAGCAGGGATTGATAAGGTTGGTGGTATTGAAGAATAAGTTTGGTAAGAGAGGGGATGTGATATCGTTGAAAGTGGTAAGGGAGTGTGGGTATTTTAGGGAGGAATTGGTATGAGGTAGTTTTATATTTTTGTTTGAAATGTTGGTATAGGGAGGTTTTATTTCTGTATGAAGGAGTTAAGTCTTTCAGCAAGTGTATTAGGTGTGAATTGTTTGAGGAGGTTATGGTATATAGCGCATGGGTATGAGGGGAAGGGGTTTGATGAATGGACTAGAAGGATATTTGACATTGGGATAGCATTGGAGCCTGTGGCAATAGAGTGGGAGATTCGTAAAGGGAGGGAGGTTTATTATAATGCTAAGTCTCACGAGGATGATCCTGATTTTGTTCTGAGGTTGGGTAATGGTGTTGTAGTGGGGAGGTTTGACGCAATTTTTGACAGGGAGATTTTAGTGGATGTGAAGACATGTAATTTGAATAGATTTGCTGAATTGTTAGAGGGATGCATTTCTAAGAGTTGGTTAGTGCAAGTTAATGTATACTTTTTTGGGTTGAAGTTGGCATGTGTTCGGGATGATATAAAGGATCTCGTTGGGAGTGTGAGGAAGGTAGGTATTTTGGGAGTGTATAAGGAGACTGGTAAGACGGTGGAAGTAGTAAGAGATCCAGATTTAGCGGTTTTTGAGGAAGCGGTAAAGAAAGCTGTTGAGGTATTCGGTGCGAAAGATGTTAAGAGTTTAAGGATGAATCCGAATGAATGTAGCAAGTGCCAGTTTGCTGGATTAGTATGTAATGGAAAGTAGAGTAGTGATTGGGGGGTGGGTAGCAGATGGACCTTATTGAGTGGCTTTTAAGTTGGGGAGCTAGGGTTCGCAGGGGTGGTCAGGAGTATTGTATGAATTGTCCGAAGTGTGGTGATGTGAAGGGGCATTTGTACATTAATCCTGAGTTAGGGGTGGGGCATTGTTTTAGGTGTGGGTATTCAGGGAAGGTTGAGGAGATATTGGTGGATGGGTTTGGTTTATCGTTTAAGGATGTGAGGGATTTGGTTAGGTCTTATAGGAGGTTTACGGGTAATGTAGTGGCAGATAAGGGGAAGGTGGAGAGAGTAGAATTTCCAGCTGGGTGTGTGGTGTTAGGGAAGGTAGGTAAAGGTGTGGAGTGGTTGGTTAGGGAGTGGTGTAAGGAGAGTAATGTGAGGTATGAGGATTTAGTGGAGATGGGGTGTAGGTGGTGGAATGGTAGGTTGGTTATACCGTGTTGGAGGGATAGAGGTAGGAAGGAGTTATGGTATTGGGTAGCGAGAGCAGTGAAGGATGTGGAGCCGAAGTATCTGAATTGTTCTGTTCCGAAGAAGGGGGTTGTATGGGGTATTGACTGGTATGATGTGAGTGATGGGTATTTGTATGTGTGTGAGGGGTGGAAGGATGCGTATAAGATGAGGGGTGTGGCATTGCTAGGGAAGGAGGTAAGTGACGAGCAAGTGGAGGTGATAAAGAGGATAGGGGAAGGTAAGGTTGTGAGAGTATTATTGGATAGGGATGCGTGGCGAGAGGGTGTAGTAGTAGGTATGAGGGTAGGCAGGGTATTGGGGTATGACAGAGTGGAGGTGGGTTTTTTGGACGGTTTAAAGGATCCGGGTGAAGGTAGGGACAAGGAGGAAGTATTAAGTAAGTCAGTATTTTTTGGGTTAAGTGATGGGGTTAGTAGGCTGGTAGAAGTGGTGAGGGAGTTAATGATACGGAAGATGGGGAGTGGGTTAGGGGTGTTAAGGGGAGGAGGTGTGGGGTAGGTAGAGTATAATAATATTGTGGATGGGAAAAAGGAAGGAAGGGGGTGGGAGGTTATGGTAGAGGCAAGGGATGTAGTAAATTTGGAAGAGGTATATAAGTTGTTTAGAGAGAAGTTGAAGGAGTTCAAGTTGATTCCTGTTGAGGAAGGGAAGAGGGTAGAGGTTAAGCCTTATCAGTTGAGGATGTTGTCATGTTCCGTGCCTGACTATTGGCTGTTGGTGTTGGAAGGGGAGAGAGGATTGGTAGAGGTTGGATTATATACGGTGTTATTGTTTACGGAGGATGTTTGTTTAGCGGATTTTGCTGATAATGTTCCTTGGTTAAGGATAAATGGTAGGAATGTGGCAGCGTGTCTTCCGTTTTGGGTATATTTAACGAAGGAGTTTTTGGAAGAGTATTCATTTTATGTATGTGATGTTAAGGAAGAGGTAGCGGACTGTTTATTGTCTTGGGTTAGATGGGTGGAGTTACCGGAGGGGGATAGTATTAGGGGCAGGTATGTAATGGATGTAATGGAGTTGACAAGTGAATGGAATTGGATGAGTATAATGGAAGTAATGGACAGGTGTGAAGAGGAGGTTGTCGTTGTATGAACTAGTGTAAAATAAAATAAGATAGGAGGTGGGAGCTATGGCATTGGATTTTGAGTTGTTACGGAGGGAGTATCAGGAAGCGGTTGCGCAGCAGGCAGTGGATGAGTATTGGGTGCCAGATTTTGGTGAGAATCTTGTGAGGGTGTTACCGCCTGTTGATGGGACATTGTTCTATAAGAAAGTTGGAGTGCATTATAGGCTGGTAGGGTCAGGTATGGAGTTTTGTCCAAAGTTGACGGAGGGTGCGTCTTGTCCTGTATGTGAGGTGGTTGACCAGTTGAGGAAGATGGGTACGCCAGTGGCGATGCAGTTAGTGAACAGGTTAGCAGTTGTTGAAAGGTATTTAATGAATGTTGTTCCGTTAAAGGAAGGCGAAGAGAAGATGATAAGGCAGTATTTGGCACCGAAGACAGTGAGGTTAGCGTTATTGAAGATAGTGCTTGATCCTGACTATGGGGATGTAACGGATTTGGAAAGAGGCAGGAATATAGTTATTGAGAAAGTTCAGGCAAGTGGTGGGTTTGTGAATTATTCTGTAAGAGCTAAGCCGAGGGAGACGTCAGTAAGGGAAGTTTTAGGCAGGCAGTTAAGGATGGAGGAGATTCCGGATTTGAATGAATTTGTCAGGAGGAGGATGAAGGGGTATCACGAATTGAAGGCAGTATTGTATGGTAGTGATGAGGATTTAGGTGTTGAGGAGCTAATGGAGAAGTATTCCAGTATGTCTTCGGGAGGTAGTGATGACCAAGTGAAGGTAGACAAGAGGGACAGTAGTAAGGAAGCAGTGCAGGGTACTGTTATGAATGTTCAAGGGCAGGGTGGTCAGATGGATCTTGATGAAATAATTAAGTTTGCTAAGAAAGTAGCTGACCAATTAAAGTAAAGGTTGTGTTGAAGATGTGTTGAGGTGGTAGTATGTCGGACATTATGTGTTTGTCTTGTCCTTTGAGAGGCAAGAGGAGGGTGGAGCCTGAGGGGAATTTGGATGCTGAGGTAGTTGTGGTGGGGGAAGCTCCTGGTGAGGAAGAGGAGAGGCAGGGGCGACCGTTTGTAGGTTATTCGGGGAAAGTGTTAAGAGCTGTATTGGAGGGGTTAGGTTTAAATGGATCAGGGGTGTATGTTACGAATGTAGTGAAGTGCAGACCGACAAACAATCAGTTGTCAAAGGAGGTAGTGAAGTGTTGTAAAGTGAAGTTGGAGCAAGAGTTAATGAGGTTAAGGAAGAAGAAGTTAATTATTGCGTTAGGTTCTACGGCGAAGGAGTTTTTTAATGTGCCTGGTGCAGTAGGGGACGTTCGAGGTAATATAGTAGAGACTAAGCATGGGAAAGTGCTTGTGACCTGGCATCCTGCTTATAGGTTGATGTTTCATAGGGATGGTGTTCTTGGGCTGAGTCCGTATGAGCAATTTGTAAAGGATTTAGCAAGAGGTTATGTTTATATTGAAAGTGGTAGGATGTATAGGAAAGTGGATTTCAGAGTAGTGGAAGGTAGTGAATTGGATGATGTATTATCTGTTGTGGCAGGGAAGGTGGTTAGTTTGGATTTTGAGACAGTTGGTAGTGATATATGGAGTGGAGACTTTAGAGTGTCAACTGTCGGGTTGGCTGTTGATGGTGGTGGTTGTTATGTTGTGGATTTGGAGAGGTTGGGTGAGGAGAGGGCAAGGGAGTTTATGGGTGAGTTATTTAACAGGGTAAAGAAGGTGGTGGTATATAATGCAGGGTTTGATGTAGCGGTAGGGGTAAGGGATTATGGTTGGGAGTTGTATGATAGGGTAGAGAGTATAGAGGATGTTCAGGTGATGTATTATGTATTGAGTGGGAAGAGTGTGCCAAGTGTATCATTGAAGAGGTTGGTGTTGGATTATTTAGATTTAGGGCAGTATGGAATTGACTGGAAGAAGGTAAGTATGAAGGATGTGCCACGGGACAGGTTATACGAATATAATGCGATGGATGCGTATGCGACTTTGAGGTTATATGAGATGTTTAGGGAGAGGTTAGCGAAGGCGCCTTTAGGTTGGAGTAAGGTATTTGGAGGGGAGCCGCAGAGTCTTTATGATGCTTATGAGAAGGTGGTGAAGAAGGTTTTAGGTTTATGTATTGAGTTGCAGTTGAATGGGATGTATGTAGATATTGATTATTTAGTGAAGTTGAAGAGAGAGTTAGAGGATAGGAAGGGAGAGTGGTTGAGGGAAGTTGGTAGAGTAAATTTGAATTCGCCTAAGCAAGTGATGGAGTGGTTGAGGGAAGTTGGGGTAGAGGTAAGTTCTACGAGGAAGGAGGTATTGGAAGAGGTATTAAAGTCAGAGGGGAGTAGGTTATCGGAGGAAGCGAGAAGAAGGATAGAGAGTTTGCTGGAGTATAGGGTAGTGGAGAAGATGTTGGGGACGTATGTGGAGCCGTTTCTGGAGGAGTGGGTGAGGAGTGATGGTTGTATACATTCAAAGTTTTCATTGGTGGCGACGGACACGGGGAGGCTTGCATCGTCGGAGCCGAATCTGATGAATGTTCCGACGAGGTTAGGGCCGGTGTTAGAGAAGGCGTTTGTGAGTAGGTTTGGAGAGGATGGGAGGATAGTGAAGGCAGATTTTAGTCAGCATGAGTTGAGGGTGGCATGTCAGTATTCGAAGGACAGGAAGATGAAGGAGTTTTTCGAATCTGGGGTAGATATTCATACGAAGGTAGCGATTGAGGTATATGGAATGCCTGTTGATGCTTCTGAGGAGGTAAGGAGGGAGTATAGGAGGAGGGCGAAGTCATTTAATTTTGGTGTGATTTATGGGATGAGCCATATGAGTATATCAAGAGATTTGTCGGTGACTGTAGAGGAAGCCAAGAAAATGCTTGAAAGGTATTTCCAGATGTTTGCTGGGTTAAGGGTTTGGCTTGACAATGTCAGAGAATTTGTCAGTAGGGTAGGTTATGTAAGGTCGATGTTTGGTAGGTTTAGGTGGATAGATTCTGTTGGAGATGCGGAAGGTTGGAAGCAGAAGGCAGTGAATACGCCTGTGCAAAGTGCAGCTAGTGATATAGCTGCATTGACAGCATGGAGGATAGTGGAAAGGTTATGGAGGGAAGGTTATAGAGGTAAGGTAGTTAATTTTGTTCATGATTCTGTTATTGTAGATTGTCCTGGTGAAGAGGTGGATGACATTTGTCGTATAATAAAGGAGGAGGTGGAAGGTATTGAATTGCCTGAGGAAAGGTTTTTAGATTTTGAAATTGACATAGCAATAGGAAATTCGTGGGGGGACTGTAAGGAGGGCTAAGTCATGGAAAAAGAGTTTAGAGCGGTTGTCAGTTGGTTATTGGAAGAGAGAGGATATAAAATTAGTGATGACAATTTTACGGATACGCCTATGCGCGTATGGAAGGTATTTGACGAATTTATTC